GAACCTTCGACACCAATCAAGCCACCGGGGCGGCTCACAAAGATTGCCGAGTTGCCGTACACGAATGAACGAGTCGCCGAGGCTGCGCCCTTGCGGGTCGTAATCTTGACCGAGTCGTCAACGACAATTGAAACGCCAAACAGATTTGGCGGGAGGCCGTAACGGCTGAAGATGTCACTACCTTGCAAGAACGGCAGCGCAGCTGGGTAGTTCTTGACGTAGTTGCGAATTTCTTCCGTCTGGGAAATGAGGTTTGCAATGGTCGGACTAATGACCAAGCAAATATCTTCACTACGAACCGCGCCACCAGTAGCAAGCGAGATGCGCTGGAGCGCGTCTTGGATACTTGCCTGAATGACGTTAGTGGTTGAACTCGTCCAAACACCCTTCCAAGCACTACCAGTAGCCTGATAGTTGCCCGCTGTGGTAAACGCATTCACGGCTGCGGTGTTGGTCAACGCGGTAGCAGTTCGCATGGAGCGAGCGGTCATAGCAAGCTGTGCCTTGCTGCGAGCGTGCTGGGCAACGATGTCCCACGCGGCCTGCTTGACTGTCTCGTTCGGAATGTAGAACGGGAAGGCAAAGCGTTGAGCCGTGAAGGTAACGAAGTCATGCTCGTTCATCTTGCCGACCGGGCGGTCGTTACCAAGAGGCCAAGCGAATTCGTTAACGTCAGTCACGCGGACGTTGTCGTCCGAATTAAGACGCAGGTAATACCCCGTCTGCTGATTGCAGGCGACGATTTGAGCGTAACGAGTGATGGCAAACGAATTCACCGCACGGGTGAACTCAACTTGGAGAGCGCCAGTTGCGAGCGCGTTGGTGGAGGGGACGTAAGTGTTTAGACCGCCTCCGACTGTTACATAGGCCATTGAATGACCTCCTTTCGATGATTAATTACAGAGGCTTGACGGATGGAAGGCGGTATGCCCAGAAGATGGTGTCCACGGCTGCGGCTTCAAGAGCCACGAACAGAGGAACGTTTCCAGTACCAGCCGCAGTAATCGCTACGCCCGCAGTCCCGGCGATCAAGCCAAGACCCGCAGTAATAGCGACCGATGCGCCGCACTTCAACTGCACGCAGTTAGACGGCTGGAGACTGATTGGGTCGCCTGCTGCTGCGTGAACGGTAGCGTCGAATCGACGGGTTGAACCGTCAGCAACGCCGACAACGTAGTCAGCTGCTGCCGTGGAGGCAGAACCTGAGAACGCGGTCGTTGACATCTTGACGATGGCATAGGGATTGATGTCACCAGTAGCAATGAGATTTGGAGAGAATTGAAGCATTGTTGTTTCCTTTTAGCCCTTCATCCGGGCGTTGATTGCCTTGGCAAACTCTTCAGGCTTGCCAGCAAATTGCTTGACGAGTGAGCCAACGTCACCAATGTCCATGCCACGCGGCAGGGCTGCTCGGCTCATATCAATCTTGGTTCCGATTGGGTCGCGGGCGAACAGGTCGCGCCATGACTCAAGGAGAGCAACTGGGTTACGGGAAGCCTGCAACTGACCAACAAGCGCCTCGCGCTGTGAGTCTGGGATGCGGTAGCCCTCCTGCTCCATGATCTCCACTTCGCGCTCAAATTTCTCGCGCTTCAACTCGGCTTCGAGTCGGGCGAACCGCGACTTGAGGCGAGCGTTTTCTGACCGCAAGGCGTAGGTCGAGCGACGGCTGGCAACGACTGATTCGTCTTCCATCTCGTCCTCTTCTTCGCCCGCTTCGATGTCGATGTGGACTTGACCTTCGGACTCTTCATCCTCAGCCATCTCGTCCTTCTCTTCCTCGTCGTCCGCAGCCATCTCGTCCTTGTCGTCCGAGTCGTCTGCGAACTTCTTCTTCATCATGTCCGAGAGTTCGGAGATGGCGCACTTCATGGCCTCCAACTCCTCGCGCATATCGTCGCTGGATGCCATGCTGGCCTCCTCCTTGGTAGTCGTCGGGATAAAGGTATTGAGTCCACCGCCAGCCCCGACGAGGTCATGGTTGGACTTTGAACAAGTGATCTTCTCGCCCTTGCGGGTGAAATGGGTATCCGGGAGGGGACGGCGCGGGGTTTCACGCCCGAGCAGCGCCACCTCGGAGAGGTGATTTGAGCCTGACCAAATCTCAGCCGACCGACGCGGGAAGGCGTTGGTGGCAATGAAGCGGTCGAAAATATCGCGGTTCACTTCCATATCGCCCACAATGTACCCAATCCCATCGCGTTCTTCGTAGGAAATTGTGGGGAATCGACCGACAGCGGACTTCGGTTCCTTGCCGTCCTTCTCGTGCATGATGACGAGGCGAGGAAACGAGCCGCGAGCCATGTGCTTGCGCGTACTGGCGACGATGTCCTTGAGGCGCTTGTTGTTGAAACGCTTTAGCTCCGGGTCAGCCTCGCCATCGTCGATGGCTGGGTCAAACGCCATGAACAGTTCAACGCGCTCAATGGTGACCTTGTCGCCTTGGTCGGTAATGGGGTGAGAGGTTTCGGTGGTCATGTGGTTAGCCCCTGAATTTGACCGTCACTTAGACGCGTTGGGAAATACTTAAGCGACCGGATGCTGTTGTTGAGCATGACGGTCGTGTCGGTGATACTTGTTCCATCCGTAGATGGGCCGCCAATACTCATGTAGGTTGGAGCAACACTAAACGCCAGCGTCCCCGGAACGACCGCGCCGCCGTTGAGGCACAGGCTTACCTTCGTAGCGTCATAACTAAATGCGCCCTTTGCCAATGCCCCGGCGGTCAGGCTGTTGCTTGTCGTAGCGGTCGCCGCTGCGCCAAAGTCTGCCAGCCGCAGCGTGAGAGCGGAAGGAGTCTGATACATATGCAGATGGCGGTTGCGGACATCGGCAGTCGCTACTACTGAGCGAGCGGTTGCGCTTGATGCGTTGCCGTACCAGTTGGAAACAAATGTTCCAATTGTGCTACCCGTGTACCACGAGCTAAAGTTCGTCCCGGTCATAAGCGCGGTGTCGGCGGCGCGGGTGACTGCCAGCAAAGTGGTGGGAATATAACTAGAGGCTTGCGACCCTACTTCTATTTGTCCGCCCCACATAAGCATTCCTTGACTGGCTACGCCAACAAACGGCCCACCAGTAGAATCTGTAGAAGTGCTTGAGTCCATGAAGAAATAGATGGACGTACTTGCTGCATATGTTCCAGTGAGCGTAACCCGATACCAATCATTTTGATATTGCGTAATGGTTGCAGACTTGTTCGCTGCTGATCCGCCAATGGCGACAATGCTTCCAGCGCCATTCAAATCAACAATCACAGAAGCAGCGATTAAGCCGCCTGCATTTATTCCTGCTCGATAATTGCTATTTAGTCGCTTGAACCACATACTTACGGTTACAGCTCCGCTCAATGTAACACCAGCGCCATATTGCAAACGGTGATATCCGCTAACTAATGTCGGATAGAACCCAACCGCTGTACCGTTTGACGGGGAGGTTCCGGTAGTGCGGGAAAGAATATCTGAATCGCTATATGAAAGGCTTGTAGAAAATGCTTGCGAAGATAATTGATAATTCGTAACAGGGAATTCAATTAGCAACCCTTTTGGCACAAGCGTTGTAGGGTCAAAATCAAACCGAGCCTGCTGCGCCGTTGCAACCGTTGTGACATAGCCTTGATTGTTGATGTAGGTAGCCAGCGGCGTAGCGTCTGCACGGGTAAACGTAATGCGCGGATCAAGTGCGCCCATCGCCGTGAAGTCAAGGGTCAGCGTCGAGCCGTCTGGGGCGCGTGATCCCTTGCGGCTGTCGTAAGACGAGCCGGGTATTCGCGCCATGCGTGGACGGTTCAAGCGATTCATTTACAGGTTAGCCCAGAAGGTTCCCATGTCTGGCGTGCCGCTCGACTTGAATTGCGCGGTGACGTAGGACGACCCGGCAAGGTCAATCATTGCGTAGGCGGGTTCCACGTTTGACGCGACCGCCGTAGCGGGCGAGTACAGGTTGGCGGCAGGGGTTCCACTGACCTGCGTGATGCTTGAGAAGGTGCGCGTGTTCGCCACGTCAATGGTGTAGTTCGGGACGGTTCCGCTCGTGAAGCCAAGGGTGAAGTCGGCGAGGACGGTCGGAAAATGCCAGAAGCTAGTGCCAGCGGCATCAAGGTACTTCTTCCATCCGAGAACGCGCATACCGATGCTCGTCTGTGCGGTGGTCGCAGAGACAAGGAACGGCATGACGTAGAGCAGGGAGGGCGCTGTGCCGCTCACCGATGCCGTGTTGATGTCCCACAGGAGGGCGGTTCCCGTAGTGCTCGTCGGCGCAGCGTTGAGCAGGACGGCCTGCGCGGCGGTGTAGGTTGCAGGGACGGTAGCGACCGTGACCTTGCGGAAGTTCTCTTGTGCTGTGTTGATGACGGGCATTTACAGTTCTCCTCTGCGCTTCATGTCGAGCGCGATTGCGACCGCTTGGTCTTGTGGCTTGCCTTCTTTGATGAGCTTGGCGATCTTCGCGCCGACGGCTGGGTCAGCGGCGGACATGATTTTCAGCCCTGCCTTCTGCTCTTCGGTCTGCTCGCGGGTCATGCGGGTCTTTGTGCCGGGGCGAGCGGCGCGTGAGCGGTCGCCTTCAAGGTCTTGTCCGACCATCTCCGCAAGTTCGTGCAGGCTGACATCCTTGCCTGTTGGCGTAATGTCGGCAAGGCGCATGGCTTCAGTAGCAAGCGCATCGCGCTTCTTGGCGTTGTTGTAACTGCCGGGGGTCGTCTCAAGGAGGCGGTAAACGTCTTCGGCGCGTCCGAATGATGCCTTCGCGCCGGGGCGGGAGGACAGGGTCTTAAACGGCGTTTGCTGTTGGTACTTGACTACCTTAGAAATTTGAACATTAACATCCTTGGCTCTTGGGTTGCTTTTCTTCAAAGTCTCAAGCATTTGCTTCCCGTAATGCTCTGCTTCAGCTTGGGTATCAAACGTCCTATTTCCCAAGATGGAATTGTCAACGTATCCGCTAATTACAAAGTAATTGCCCTCGCTGCCCTCAAACGACACTTTTGCGTTGTTGCCAGCAGCAAATCCAAGACGGGCGACGATTTCCTTGCGTGTGTTGCTCATGTCGTGCATCGTAGCGATCTCCCTTGCGATTTATTTATGCGTTTACGAAACCGGGGTCAGGAACTTGGCGTGTGTCCACGAGGCGCTGACGCGCCCCGTTGTGCTTGGCAATAGCGGCTGGGTCTATCGTCCCGTTCGGGCGCGTCCAACGCTCGCGCATGGCCTCGGCGGCGGGGACGGGGATAATGGCACACCGACAATTAAATCCAAGCGGCGGGGCGATTCCAAGGCGGTCGAAGTCTGCCATCGTCCCAACGTAGCCGTCAAAGGCGCGGTGCGTGTCCCGCGTGCGCGGGTCTTTGGTGGCGCTGAATTGCACCAGCGGGACGAACGCTTGTACCCGCTCATCCCGTAGGACTTCGGCGCTGCCCTCGGTCATGGCGCGGTTGGTGTTCGTCCGCAGGACGGTTTCAAGGCGGGAGGCGGTTAACCCCGTCCCGGTCATCATCTGGGCGGTGGTCACGAAGTCGCCGAGGTTCATCGTCTTGATGAGCTTGCCGACCACGCTCTTGGTGGGGCGCTCCTCAATGACCTGCGCGATCAGTTCCTGCACCATCCGCGCCTGCGCGACAGGCATGGCGGTGACGAAGAAGGTGGTATCAACGATCCGCTTGACCCGGGAGATAGCGCCCTGCGGCCCCCGTGTAACACCGCGTAACAACGAGTCAAGGATCGGGGACTGCTTGCGGAGGTCAGGAAGGGCGTTTTCGCGCTCGTGATCGGTCACGTCCCCGGCGCTGGCGGCTGCCGCCTTGACAAGTAAATCCCAGTCGGCGCGGGTGATCGGGACGCGCTTCCGGAACCAGCCCGTGATCGGAGCCATCCACTTCGTGCCGAAGCCCTCAAGGGAAATCGGGACGTCCCGGTCAAACTTGACCGCGTCCCCATCGTCGAGCATTCCTTCGATTGCCCCGTCTGGGATGTTGGCGGTGTCTACCGTGTCACGCGCTCCGAACAACCACGATGCCATCAGGAGCGCCGCAGTCGCCTCGTGGAACTCCGCCCACGCGGGAAGGGGATCTTCGCCCCGGATCTGAGCCGCGACCGCCCTGCGGTACGCCTGCTGCGACTGGCGCAGAACCTTGCGAAGGTGCTTGTCGAGGTCGGCTTTGGTCATCGCTTGCGCTTGCGGACGGCGGCTACCTTCGGTGCTTCAGGGGCTGGCTCGTCGCCCTCGCTCTCGTTGCCCTGCCCAAGCATGGCGGAGAGCGGGTTACTCGATGCGCCCGCGCTGCCTGCGGCTTGACCGCCGAGGACGGATTCCCCGTCTTCCGGGTCGGACAGACCGAGCAGGTCGCGCACTTCGCGCTCGCTGACGCGGCCACCCATTTGGATAAACGTCTGAATCGCTTCTAGGCGCTCCTTGGGGTTTGGTCGCTCAGGGGCGAAAACAAACCGAATGCGGCGTGCGTCCTCTTCGGATGCTCCGAGCATCCCGGCAATGATGCGAACGAGGTCGGTGGTCAGGCTCTCGGCGAGGCAATCCGCGTGGTAGCGGATTACGCGGGAAAGGGTATCGGCGTGGAGATCGGCAACGCCTGATCCCATACCCGTCCCGCCAGCCTCGCTGGAGAGCGACTGACCGAGGATTGCTTCCTTGAGTTTCCCGGAGAGCCAGTTGACTAGCTCCATGAAGATTTGGGCGCGTCCACCGTTCGCGTCCTTGATGTCGATGTCGTACATCGACTCGGTTGGACTGATGCGGGGCAGAACGACCGAGTTGTCGTTGACCAAGTTTTGCAAGATGGTCATCATCTCGCTTTTGGCGGCATCGTTCCCGGCCGGGTAGTACCCAACGCGGATGCCGAGGGCGTACCGCTCCACATAGGCGGCGGCGTTTTGTAACACCTCCTGCTTCAGGAGCCAGATGTACCAACAGACATCACGCGCACCTACGCCACGGTAAACCGTCTCGGCGCTGTTTGGGTCGATGAAGTTCGGCGCGGTGGTGAATACGCGGTGCAGGACAATGGCGCGGCGTTCGTTGTCGTCAAACAGGTGGACGAGCGAGTCAAAGCCAAGGTCGGTGACGGAGGCTTGATTGATGTAGGCGCTACCAACGCGCATCGCCACGTTCCCGGTCTGGTCAAAGGCAAGGGTATCGGAGGCGAGCGGGAGCCATTCGCGGATACGTACCCCAAGGCGCGGGTCACGGTCGTAGACCACATTGACGGCGCTGCACCCGTACCAGACGGCTTCGTGCAAGGAGCGGAACATATCACTTCGGCGCGGGGCTGCGCTGATGATCTCAGCAATGCGCTCGGCGAGCTTGACGAGGCGCGGGTCTGATTCGTCGTCGGAAAGGACGTTCCACTCCAACCCGGCAAGGGTCACAAGCAGGGAGCGCAGTACGCCCTCAATGTCCGCGTCCGCGCGCATCATCGCCTGATAGTTTGGGTCGAGGCGGTAGGCGAGGCTGGAGTTCCGCAGCATCAGGCTGGCGGTGCGGAAGAACGTCCGCTGCACTTCCACGGGCATGGCGAGCGGCCCGGTTAACCCGCGATCAATCGGAGGCGGCAGCGGCTTGCGCGGTCGCTTGGTTGGTGGCAAGCCTGCGCCGGGGATCGACTGACGTTGCGAGAGCGGGTTGTTGATCGGGTCGGGCATCAGGATTTCTCGTATGCAAGGGCTTTGATCTGGTCTACCGTCATGCGCTTAGAAACGCCGTTCGGCTGTTTCACTTCGTAGGACGTAGCAAAGGCTGGCGGGTTGGTCTGCCCGCTGCGGAAGTCAAGCGTATACCCGCGCTGCTTGAGCGCCGCTTCGGCTTGGTCGATGGTCAGCTTGCGCTTGCTTGTCGGCAGGGCGAAGATGCCCAGTCGGCGCATGATCGCCTTGCGCTGGCTCACGCCTTTGCCTTCGCGCCGGGGCGGGAAAAGCCCTTGTATGGCTTGGACAGATCCAAGATTTGAACCCGGAACGAATGCCAGCCCGCTGCGGCTGCACGCTTTTTGACATCTTCCATCTGGGCAGGAGTCTTGGCTTGCGTTGAGAGAACCTGCTGGTGAATGGCATCAGTCTCGCCCTTTGGCAACCCCCAAAGCACATATTCCTTTTCAAACTTCGCCTTCACGCCGGGGCGGGAAAAGCCGCTGGTATCAAGCGCCTTGATTGCGGCACGCTTTGCGCGATCTTCCGTTGAGTACGAGCGCATCGTGCCGAGCATATCTTCTTCTTTGCCGATGCCTGTTTCGATGCGCTGCACAACGTATGCGTACCAAGTTCCCGTTGCGTCGCGGGAAATCATCGCGGACTTGTTGCCCTTGCGACCGACTTCCGTAGCAAACTTCGCCTTCGCGCCGGGGCGGGAGGCCTTCTTCTTCGGCACGCAGTTCGGGACAGTCTTGCCGTCCTTCTTCTTTGTGCCGACCGCCTCGTAACCTTCCCAGCACGATTCGGCAAGGTCGAAATCGACGGATGCCTTCGCGCCGGGGCGGGAGGCCGTCACAAGTTCATCCACTAGAATCCTGCGTGTCATTTGTCCGGGCTGCACCCACTCCTGATAGGCAGGAGTTGTAATTCCAAAATCAACGATTGCGTATTTACCTTCAATCCTGACCACCTTGCCGCGGAATTCTTTGTCTCCGGGCGCAACAATGTATTTGAATTTTACAAAATTGCCCGCACGAATCGCCATCTTCGCCTTCGCGCCGGGGCGGGAGGCTTTGGCTTTCTTGAGCGGTGGCAATTTCTCGTTCATTTCGTTTGACGCGGCCGCCGCTTCTTGGAACGAGCGGTAGGTCTTTGCGCTAACGGGCTTTCCGGTTCGATTCGACTTTACCGTGTATGCACCCTTTCCGTTGTCATCTGGAAAGGTGGCGCGGTCATCATCTTCTGGGTAGTAGTAGATGTACTGGCCATCTTTCTTGACAATGATGTCCGAGGCGGCAAACGCTGCCTTTGCGCCCGGACGGGAGGACTTACGCTTCTGAAGCTGCGCGGCAACTTCGCGCTGACGAGCGTCTAACTTGTCGCTTTCGGCTTGGAGCTTCTGACGCAGTTCCGGATTGTTTCGAGCCTGTGCAAGCCTTGTCATCATCTTGCTGATCTTCTCCCGATTGCTTGCATACTCGGCGTAGAGCGGATCGGTAGATGGCTTGACGCTGCTTGCGTAATTCTTGAGCCAGTCGCGTGCGGACTTCTCCGTGTAATGCGGCTGGCTTGCTTTCTCTGATGACTTCCCGGTATCTAGATTGGTCGTGCGAATGATTGGGCGGAACCACTCATGGGGCGGCTCACCAGCGGTAAGTGATTGCGTCACGGACTCGTATCCCAATTCGTGCTTTTGGTTGCCGCTCGTAATCGTGTCAACGACCATGCGCTTTGCCATCTTCGCCTTCGCTCCGGCACGGGCGAAGCCGGGACGTACATCGTCGTGCGCGTTTGCTACTTGGGTTTCCATGCCAAGCTTCGCGGCGTACTGCATCAGTTGTTCAAACTCAGCCCGAGTAATGTCTACCTCTTTGCCCATCTTCTTGGCAAGGACAATGATGTTCTTCTTTGCGAGGTCGGGCTGGTTTTTGATTTGGTTAGCAAGGAATTCAAATTCCGTACTGAAGCGACCAAACTTCGTTTTCACGCCGGGGCGGCTAGCGGTGGTCACAACCTTGATGTTCGCCCTTGCGTCGCGCAGAGACTTGGCGACGTAGCCGATCAGTTGCTTGAGCGAACCCTTCTGGATGTCGTTGAGCCGCTTGGGTTCGATCTTCTTGAGCATCCCGAGCGTGTCAACTGCCTTGTCTAGATCGGTTGCTGCTTGTGTTGGCTTTGTCTCCATCCGCGCTATAGCGTCTTTGACATGGTCGGTCATCACGGTGACATGAAAGTCCCAGCCGGAATTAGTTTCCGATGCGAGCTGCGCTAATGCCTTGAGGTTTGCCAATGCTTCGTAGCAAGCGTTCTTTGCGCCCACGGTGTAAATCGTCAAAGCCATCTTCGCCTTCGTGCCGGGGCGGGCAAACGGAACTACCTTGGCGGTAAGTACTTTTTCCGGCGTACCACTTGTTCCCTTATACCAACCCTTTTTAATCATGGTATCGGCCCATTTACGAGCAGCCGATTCTGTAGCAAAGGCAAGAGTTTCATCAATTTCCATAGCGTTGTTGGAATCAGTTTTTCCCAATTGCTTGGTGTAACGCACTTGCCATTTGTACCCAGCAGCGCGTTGGCGGTCTTCAAAACTTGCCGCCATCTCCGCCTTCACGCCTTGCGCCGCGAATCCCAAACGCTTCTCGATGTCTTGCTTGCTCATGTGGTTCCTTTGTTTTTGCTGTGATTCTCGCCTTTGCAACTACAGTCGCAAGCAGGCCCAGCCGCGTTCCTGCACTTTGCGCCGCAGGTCGTTGGCTTGTTGGTTGGTGTGTACATGACGAAACGCGTGATTTCTCGCGGTGTGCCGTTAATGAATGCAAAGTAATAAAGCCGCTTGTCTTCAATAGGCTTCAGCTTGTTAAAGTCGTAACTCCATCCAAGCCGTGCGTCTGGGAACAACTTGCGAAACTCCACCCCGTTTACCGTTTCCCGATCTCTTGGGCCGAGCTTGCTTAGACCCGCGTAATACTGCGGCTCCGGTGCGCCACGCCATGCGGCTGCAAATCCAAGACGGCGTTCGATGTCGTTTCGGCACATAGTCGCATCGTAGCGATTCAACCGAACATTCTGCGCTTGACTGCGCGAGAATCAAACATCCTGCTCGTGTCAGTCGCCACCGTGACCGCGCCGCCCGAGGTCACCACCGTCCCGCTTGACGCTGCCGTGCAGAGGTCAACAACGCAATCGACCGTATCGTCGTGACTGCCAGCGGGGAAGGCAAGCATTTCGTCAAGGGTTGAGCGGAAATCGGCGTGAACCTGCCCGTCATGCGCCTGCGGGAACAGGAGCTTCCCCTGCTCAACGAACGGCTGGGCGGCGGCGGCTCGCAAATGCTTGTCGGCGGTGCGGGTGACGGCAACTACGGGCTGGTGGCAGTCGGCGCGGAATTGGTCGAATACGCCCTTCTGCGGCCCGTTCGCTTCCGCCAGCACCATGCCTACGCCACGACGTTCAACAAGGTCTTTCGCCATGCGGGCGAAGTCCGGGAAGGACTCGCGGACGCGGAGGATGTCGGTGAGGTACAGGTTGCGGGCTTGGTCAACCTCCCCAACGATGCAGACCGAGTAGTCGGGGTCGTCGCGCTCTTGGCGCTTCTTGCCGTATCCCCAGTCGATAGCGGCGACCGTGCGCGTACCGAGGGGGACTGTCCCGGAGCGGTAGTAGCGCGTCCACTCGGGTCGGAAGATCAGGAGATCGGAGGAGAGCGGGACGAGTTCGTAGGCTCTGGCGTATGCCATCGGCCCCATCTCGCGGCGCTTCTGCTCAAGGATCTCAGGCGTGAAGACGCTCGGCCACGGGCTAATGAGTCCCCGGCAGGGCTGGCGCAAGAGCGTGCCTGCGCGTTCGCATTCGCGTCTCCAGTCGGCGGTGATGTCGTCGGTATGGAAAGGGGTCGCCGTGCGCCAAATGCGAGCGGGGTGCTTGGCGGAGGGGTCAAGCATGGGGAGCCAAATGTTGTTCATGGCTTCCTTGACCTGTGCGCGGAGGGTCGGCTGGAGGACGGCGTTGCGTAAGTCGCAAATGTCATCCGGCCACAGGACATCGGCGCGTCCGCCCGTGCGCCCGAAGATGCCGGAGGCTTGGACGGACGGGTCACGCCTTGCGCCCACCCCGGGCGCGGTGATCGACCACGCCATGACGGTGTCTTCCCCGGGCTTGAGTTCAACGTGGGGGAAGGTGGCGCGGTAAATGGGGCTACGGATGATGTCGCGCAGGAAGCGGGAGGTCGCCGACGCGGCTTCGTCGTTTTGCCCGATCAGCTTGAAGCGCGTTGCTGGGCGGCGACCGAGCCACCACGCGGCAAGGTAGGTGAGGGTCGAGGTCTTGGCGTGTCCTCGGGGTAGTTCGGCGTACCAACTATGGTG